ATCCAAACAATACACCTGCTACTATTACTGCCAACCACTCAATCCACATTGGGATTTTTTTCATAAATACTCCTTTCGTTTGACTAATACACTCTTTCGAGTGTTTCGGGCATCTAGCCCTCATCAGTTAGCCTTTTGGACGATTTTCGTATTCGAATATTGCTCTCGCTACTAATGCACGAGTTTTGGACTTGGCATAGTTACCTGTCTTGGTATATACAGAAAATGACTGATTAGGATGAACATCTACTTCGTAACCGCCACTCAACATATAAGTAACCATTTCTAAACCATCGAACTTGCGTACTCGCTTGATCATTACATTCATCTTGAATCTCCTTATCGTGTAGAACAGAACCGCCTGTCCATATAAGTATTGTAATACTTCTAGGAATATCAACAACGAATATTTCAGGAATTTTCAAGAATTTTCATGAAAAATGGGCTTCTAACCCACATAGTATCGGTATGGGGGAAAGTCCCCATAAAAATTTGGGTGGGGTGATGCCACGAAAGGAGCGGAATCGGTAGATTTCCGAGCAGTTTTCAGTCGTACTAGGACTGCATCACCCCGTAGATAGTGGGTCAAAACGCCAAAAAATAGCCTAATGACCCCTGATTTATTGTATTAAAAAGGTATGTCTTCTGCAATTTCTTGCAAAGGACGAGGAACATCGCTACTTCCTGCCTCTTTAAAATTGTCTTTAGGTCTTGGCTCAAATAAAGAAATCCAACCATCCCAACCGACAGGAGTTGAGTCAATCTTTATTGATAACCCTTTCTCCGTTTCAAAACAATTACCCATCTTGTGCCAACGAACTTTGTCGTTACCATTTCGATCTTTGTAACTACCATTTTTTGCCATAACTTCAAATTTAAGAACCGCCATCATTTTTCTCCTGAGAGGACATTAATCATAACTTCTACTTCGCCTAAAAACGCTAATACTGCTACTTCCATTTCCGCAATTAGGGCTTCATCACGGACACAACGCTTTACAAATAATTGGTTACGAATAGGCAGACGAGGATCATAACTTACAAAGTCGCACCATTGTCTATTTGTTACCCATAACTGACATTGAACCTGTTTGTAATATTCATTAGGAACTTCGTCAGCCCAAAGGTAATCAAGATGTGTAGTGGTATTAGGACATTTAATCTCAACAATACCATCTTCGCCAATAAGCCCATCAGGACTAGCACCCAACCAATTAATGTTTGGATGTTTCCAAAAACCTGTTTTGTCTACTAATACATTAGCTTTTAATTCATAGGCTTGTCTTGCATAAGGCTCGTTTTCTATACCCCATTCCATAGCAGAATTGGTATATGAGTCTTGGGCTTGATTTGTTAATCGTTCTGCCACAAGCCTAGTTTTATATTTTTTGCGTGTCATTGCTTCACCTAGTTTGACTTTTGCCATTACATCAGCAACATTACTAGCAGACACATGACCCAATCGTGCTTGTTTCCATTCAGGCGAACCTTGCTCTAAAAGACGAGTATCAGTCGCATTAATTCTATCTTCTGTTGTAAATGTAGTCATATCTAACAATCCATAAAAAGGTATAGGTTCTATCATATTGGTCTAAATAAACTTATAGGTATGAAAACAACTTCTTCAATGTCGCTTGGATCATTTCTATCCTTTCGACCCCCAATGGCTTCTTTAAACTTATAGCCTTTCTTAATTTCTGCAAACATAAGCGATTCGGCAAAATTAACTACTAATAGATAAGGAACTGCTAATTCGTTACCAATACTTAATCCGTTAGTAATTTTCTTTTTACTAATCATGTAAGCAGGAAACTTGTTAAGGCTTAAAGTTTTCCTGTTTTTTATTTCTACGACTGCAATAAGGTTAGTTTTGGGCTTGTAAAGATAATAGTCTACAAAGCCCAACTCCCTACCTTTTTCTGCCATACAATCCCAAGCATTACAAAGTTGCAAAACGATTTCTCGCTCTCCATCTCTATCTGCTTGGGTTTCGTACAGAGGTCGCATATTAAGCAGGCTCAAGTTCTTTCTTTCTCTTGTCTTTTGCCAACTCTAACGACTTCAATGCTAAAGGGTCGTTACGAACAAGAGCCATTGCATTTAAGTAAGTACTTTTTAAGTTATCTATATCTGAGCAATTTGCTATTTCTGCTAAAAATCTTTGCATAGCGTTTGCATCTGTTGGTTTGGTTTTTGCTCCTTCGCCATCGTCATCATCTTGATATAGCCCACAGATGCTAGCAAGGGAATATCGCCTAAGATAAGTAATGGCAGAGCCAAGTCCTTGTGGGTCTTGTTTAGGTAAAGGACTAACGGCAGTATCTTCAATCCATTCGCCCGATTCGTGAATCAGTCTAGTTGTTAAATGTAGACGACCATCATCGCTTGGACTTGGCGATTGTATAAATGTAATACTTGCATTGTTAAGTGCTTCTTTCACCGCATCAATCACCGCAGGTAGATCAGCGTATGTGTTTTTAAAATGAGGATTGCGAGCATTTTTACTTGCAAAAGTAATAGCCTTTTGTGCTTGTAATAGTGCAGGTGCAATTTTTGAGATGGTTTCAGATGTTTTCATGTTTTCTCCTAATCGTGAATTAAACCTTGGTTGTACTCATGTACTGCTTGTTGTTCTGCATATTTTTCCATATAGGCATAACTCATACAAAACAACAACATTCCTAACTTATTCCAATCCTTATTTGTAATATGGTCTTGAATAATTTCTTGTTGGTCAGGATTGGATTCTGATATTGCTTCTGACAAATGATGAACTAAAGAAGGGTCATACTCTTTGGTTTTCATTAATTCAGCAATTCGTTCTTTTAAAAAATCGCCTGAGTTGTCATCCTCAGGTTCGTAATAACGATCACTCATGTATTGCTCCTTTTTCGTGTTATGGTCAAATCGACCATACAAGTATTATAAAACAAAATTATCATAGTCCACAATATTTTTTAAGTGTATGATAAGAACACTTTACGAAAAGGAGAATCATGCATTATTTTCAATTTGAAATAAAAGAGTGGATTAGCAATACCGCCCACCTATCTCTTGAGGAGGAGGCAATATATTTACGACTAATACTTTATTACTACGATTCTGAGCAATGTATTCCAAAAGACCCTGCAATGGTTTTTAGGAAATTAAGAATAACCAATATTGAATGTGCTACTAATATTCTTAATGAATATTTTAAAAGTACCGAAAATGGGTATGTTCATACCCGATGCGATGAAGTTATACAAAAATATAACTTAAAGATTGAATCCGCTAGTCGTGCAGGAAAGGCATCAGCACAAGCAAGGTTTAACAGTCGTTCAACAGATGCTCAACTAATCAATAATCAAGAATCATTAATCAATAATCAAATAAAGACTAATCCTGTTGCTCCTAAAGTCGTTATTCCTATTGGTGTTTCAGAATCGGTATGGAAGGATTTTTTAACCCTTCGCAAAGCAAAAAAGATGGCAGTAACTCAAACCGCATTAAAAGGCATCTCTAGAGAGGCGGAAAGGGCTAATAAACCATTGGAAGAAATATTGGCGATATGTTGTGAAAGAGGGTGGGGTGGTTTTAAGGCTGAATGGCTAAAAACTGAAAGTATTAGTAATAAATCTAATCAAGATTGGCGAACTAACGATTCGTTAATGATGCAAAAGGCAAACGAGTTGGGTTTGTATACAGTAGGGTTACAACGATTTGAGATTGTTAATAAGATTGCGGATTGTTTAAGGAGTAGGGGATTATGAAACCAATAGAAAGTCCGTTTTGGCATATTTTGCAACGAATAATACAAGAGAGGAAAACACAAAATGACAGACCAAGAAATTAGTCCATTTAAGGCATTAGATTACATTCGGGATAATGCCGAGCAATTTGCAATCGCAAAAGCAAATGTTGTATATATGACAGAGTTTCGCAAAACGATGAAAGCAATGCTAATGAATGAATGTACTGCTAAAACTCAATCCGAAAAAGAATCCTTTGCGTATGCTCATCCTAACTACATTAAACATTTAGATGCACTTAGAGAGGCTATAGAAAAGGCTGAACACCTTAGATGGCTTATGATTGGTGCAGAGGCTAAGATTGAAGTGTGGCGGTCTTTAGAAAGTTCAGCAAGGGCAGAAGGAAGGGCAACTCAATGAGTGCATGGCTAATAATTGTCGTAGGGCTAATTTATACCTATATAGGTATAGAACAGGTTGCAAAAGGTAACCTGCCTATGGCAGTTGTATATATCGGTTACGCATTCAGTAATGTAGGGTTGTATATTTTGGCTTCAAAATAATACTTATAATTCTAAAGGATCAAGACCAAATTCATCTGCCACCATTTTGCATCGAGCCTTGAAAACTTTATCGTGATGGCTCCATCTTTCTCTTGAATGTGCCCATCTGCTCATATGTACACATTCATGACAAAGACTGCGAAACACAGTCATAAAATGACCACATAAAGCCCTAGATATTTGTATTTTGTGTGCGTAGTTTTCGCCTTCATCATATGTGTAATAAGCATAAGCAGAAGGGTCTTCAATTACCTCAAACTTGATTTCCTCAGGTAAAGGCATATTCCATTTAGTAAATGGATAACAACAATAAATAGTTGCGTATAAATTTCGAAGAATGGCAGATGTAATAACCATAATTACACCTTTAATACTTCACCTCTAAATTCAACTTCATCTTCTCCGCACACCATTACCATTTCAGGCATTAGTAATCTTCCTTGTTCCCAAGATGCCATAATAAAGCCCTGTCGCCAATCTTTAGCATTGTCTTCGGTGTATTGAAAACTTTCTGCATTAATGTCGGCTAAAGTTCCTGTCTGAACTCCCCAATAAGTTTTTTGGTCAAAAGTAGAAATTGGGCTACAAGTTAAAACATGAGTATGACCTGTAAAGATATTACAAAAACTTGCTTGCACATTGTTATAACCTGCGTACCTACCGCCTTTATGCCTGTGTTTAATTACAGTATCGTCATTCACCCAAAACGACCAACAAGTTTCCCATTTTGGAAAATGAAACTTTAAATTAAAGCCTTCAACACCACTAAACTCAGGAGCCCTGCTAACTAAAGCAGATTCGTAACGCATATCATGGTTACCCAATGTCCA